TACCAACTGTTGCCAAGGCACCAACTGGATTGCCAGATTGGTTGTTTAAACCACCGACAATTGTAACCGGATCACCGTCATAACCTAATTCTGTATCATATCCATTGTAATATAAACCACGATTTAATGGATCAATTTTAATTTCAGATAGTGAACCAATTAATGTTGCAGTAACTTGAATTTGTGTATTGCCAGTAACATGTGTTTTAATCGTTTCACCAGTAGTGAACAATTTTGTAATATTTGAAACATACAATTCAACATATTCAATACCTAACTGTCGGTCAACCGATTTAATTGCTTTTTCAACAATCGCAGTTGCTTTGGATGTTTGTCCAATGATTTTTGTCTTTTCAATTTCTAAAATATTTGCATCATCATCAGTCACACGCAGGGCCAATGGAAGAACCCACTTACCATCAGAAGTTCGTAATACCTGTTCTTTTGGAAAACTGATTGTTATTTCTTCGTTGTACAGTATGCGGAAAAGAAACTTGACCGATTCTGGTGGTTTAAACACACAATCTGGCAATCCAGTTGGTGCCTTGGCAACAGTTGGTAATGTTCTAAGAGGTTCTCTTAAAAACATCATCACCAAATCCGGTGGTTTCGGTTTCAGATACAACTCAATTGCACCAAACTCATCCATTATTGATTTTAGGGGTGGATTTAGTGGAGGACTTTTAGGTTCGGAAGCCAAAGCTTTCATCTCTCTACTTGACGAAAATTATACACGAAATGTTAATGTTTCGGATGTTACTCTCGAAACTGTATATTCTCAATCTATAAATGCATTGGACAACAGTTCGAACACAAAAACGATTGGCCAAATTACAACATATCAAGATTTGGGTCTTTACAGTATTGCATATGTTGATCTGGAATCTCAAGGTGGTGGTTATAGACAAAAACCTGAAGTAGATATTTACAGTATGTATTTGGAAGATGCTGATGATTTATTGGTAATAACATCTTGTACTGCGGTTAAAGGTAGTAGCATACTCAGAGATTCGTCACAAGATTTAACGAACACATTTGAAGTCGGTGAAAAAGTCAAGTTGTTTGTAAAGAATCGATTTGAGGAAATTAGAACAATTACCGCAGTCACTAGTGAAACTATCACCTTAGATATTCCATTTGAAAATAACATCGATAACTTAGTGGTATATAAACTACTAAGAAAGAATCTTGATGCCTTGGGATCATTAGGACGTATTCAAGTTCTCAGCGGCGGACAAAATTATAATGTAGGTGAATATTTAATATTCTCATCCACTGGTGGCCGAGGCATTGGTGCTAATGCTCAAATTACTCAAGTACACGCTGCAAACAATGGTGTTAGAACTGTAGAATTTAATGAAAAAACAATTGGCGCAATAACTAATGTAACAATTTCTACCGCAGGAACAGGATACGGCGTTGGTAATACATTTACCGCGACCGGTGGAACTGGAACTTCTGCTGTATTGACCGTGCTGGCTGTTAATGGTAGTGGCAATGTCACTTCAGTTAACGTTTCGAATTCTGGTAAATACATCACAAGTCCAACGACAACATTAAATCCGTTCACATCAAATACTGGTTCAGGTTCAGGTTTTAGAGCAAACTTAACGATCAGTTATGCACCAGAAAATATTCGTGGTGGTGAAGGTTATGATGCTGCACACTTACCATTAATTACAATCAACACAGCTAATGGAACAGGAGCTTCACTAGTTGCCACAGAGATTCTCGGTGATGGTGAAGACCTTGAATTGTCAACAACTAGAATCGGATCAATTTCTTCATTGCGTGTTATCAGTTATGGTTACGATTATGTTTCCGCACCACAAATTTCATTGCGTAATGCAGACTTAATTTTATCAAATGTTACTGAAGGTCAAATCTTTGTTGCCAACACTAAAATTTATCAAGGCTCATCAAACACAAATACAACATTTGTAGCATATGTCGATAGATACGTTTCATCAAATAACCACATGAGAATTTATAATTACAGTGGTACATTAAATGAAACCACACAAATTAAATCGAACGACAATGCAGTTTCCGCAAATGTTATTGCAATATCATACTATGGTGATGGTAAAGCTAAGGCTACGGCTGCTTTCGAAAATGGTCTGATTCGTTATCCAGGTATTTACTTAAATGAAGACGGACAATTAAGTGCGGATAAGAAATTGCAAGATTCTACAAAGTATCATAATTTTTCATATGTTATCAATACAGAAAATGATTATATTAAGTTTAAGAAAGCTTTGAATGATGTTGTCCATCCTGTCGGAACTAAAACCTTTGTTAATAGAGTTAGTGCCAATGAAGCAGTTGCGGCCAGACCAAACAACACAACAATATTAATTTCCGTAAAAACTTTAGCCAACACATTCAATATTTCGAATGGTTCTAACAATATGGTTGCTACAGGCGCCTCGCCAAACCTGTCATCTATTATTTCTGTTGGTGATTACGTTACATTAACATCTGTTGAACGCAGAATTAGTGGTACGGTTAATATTGGTGCATCTTCTAATCTTGTTGTGGGCACATCAACAAACTTCATTAATGATGTGCAGGCTAATGATGTTATTAAATTGTCAACAGGAAACACATCAACTGTAACTGAAGTTTTAAACGCAAATACGATTTATACATATACAAATTTTCAGATTTCCAACAACACAGCAAATATCAGTTTGTTGTTTAATGACACAAAAAAGGTCACTTTTGTGAATGCTAACACCATTTTGGTTAGCACTAATTTTACAACAAATTCGACCTTTGTGGTAACATATCACCAAAAACTTGAATAAATAAAGACATGCCTTCAATAATTACCAAAAATTTCTCGACTGAGTTAGCTCAAGATTTCACCTCTCTGTTTGATATTGGTGCGAACGATTATTTGCCGCAAGATAAGAAGTCTTATATTTTTGCAGTGCTCGGCAAACAAACTCCATGGAACGCAGGAGTTGAAGTTGCTACTACACCAACACAAAGTATTCCAGGATTTGTAGAATGCTGGGATAATGCTATTGTTGCGAAAAGAATGTCTTTGAATGACATTTCTTATGTTGTTCCTAGAAGAAACTGGACTTCAAACACTAGCTATTACACATATGATTCCGGTAACGCAAACTACTATGTTTTAAATAGTCGAGATCAAATTTTTAAATGTTTGGATAACAATAGTGGTGCAAGCTCAACCGATGAACCACAACTATTTCTATCTTCAACATCACTAGAAGAACCATATTTCCAGACTAGCGATAGGTATAAGTGGAAATATATGTACACTTTAAACACGGCACAAAAGGAAAGATTTTTAACTTCCGATTGGATGCCAGTTACCTACAATAAGTTTGTGCGGGCAGCTGCTTTGAATCGAAGCATTGATATTGTAAAAGTTACAAATACTGGTAACAATTATGTCAATGGTTCAACACAAGCAATCATATCAATTAACGGTGATGGTACTGGTGCAGTATTAAGAGCCAATGTATCCAATGGCCGTGTTCAGAACGTAATTGTTCAGAGTCGTGGCCTAAATTATACAAAAGCCAATGTGATATTTACAGACATTACAGGCGGCAATGGGTCTAACGCAGCTGCTACAATTTCACTCGCACCACAGAATGGTCATGGTTATGATCCAGTAGAAGAACTTTCAGCCAATACAATTATGTTGAATGTTGATTTTGCCGGCAACGAGTCTGGTGATTTTCCAGCAGAAAATGAGTTTAGACAAATTTCATTGGTTAAAAATCCATATGCTTTTGGAACATCAACCTTGGCTTCCGGTCAACTATATAATGTATACACGAAAATTAATGTGTCTCCAGGTATTGGTGATTTTAACAATGATGAGTATGTTTACCAAGGTGATACAATAGAGACCGCAACATTTTCAGCACAAGTTATTTCGTTTGATGAACTTACGAATAACCTATTTTTAAATAACATATTGGGCACATTTCAGCCAAACGTGACCATCAAAGGTAATTTGAGTGGTGCGATTCGAGTTGGTGTTTCAAAAACAGATCCGGAATTACAGTTATATTCCGGTAAAACATTAATGATTATTAATCAGCAACCTTTGACTAGGGATCCAGATCAAACGGATCGAATTAAATTTATATTGAGTTTCTAACGAGGAATACATGACAACTCTTTTCAACTACGACCCATATTTTGATGACTTCGATGAAGACAAGAACTTCATGCGGGTTTTATTTCGACCTGGATATGCAGTCCAAGCCAGAGAATTAACTCAAGCACAAACCATTCTCGCAAACCAGATTGAGAAATTTGGTAATCACATATTCAAAAGTGGTAGTCCAATCGTTGGTGGTAAAATCTCACTTGATGACCGAGCATATTATATTCAATTAAACACACAATACAGTGGTGAAGATATTGTATTGGAAAACTTTTTAAACAAAACAATCATTAGTTACAACACAACTAAAATTGTTCGTGCTAAAGTTATTTCGATTGATAATACTACAACAAATCCTATTTTAGTTGTTAAATACCTGAGTGGTGAAAAATTTGTTGAATCTGACGAAATAAAAATTTCTGGCCAAAACATTTTTGCACAAGCCGCGGCAACAAATGCTGTTGGTCGTTCATATGTTGCCAGCATACAAGAAGGCGTATATTATTTCAAAGGTCAATTCGTAAAAATATTACCTGAATTTTTGGTACTTGAAACATTCTATCGTTTAGGTTACGACACATCAACAATTAACGTGTTGCCATCATATAAAATTGGTATTGAATTTGACCAAGAAATTTATGATGAGATTGATGATTCTTCATTATTGGATCCTGCCCAAGGTTCATTCAACTATCAAGCACCTGGTGCCACAAGATCAAAACTTATCACACGACTATCTAAACGCACACTGGATTCATCTGATGAATCCGCATTCTTTGAAGTTATTCGTGTCGTTGAAGGTATTAAAACTAAAGAAGTTGCATATCCAATTTACAGTGAAATCGAAAAGACTTTGGCCAGAAGGACTTATGATGAATCTGGAAACTACACAGTTGATCCATTTGTATTGACACTAGAAGAAGATTATGCGAATCGTGCCAACAACAACTATGTCGATCCAAATTACTTCAGTGTAATTTTAGACCAAGGCAAAGCATATGTTGCAGGCCATGAATTCCAAACGATTGCACCAACTAAGATTGGTGTTTATCGTGGGCGCGCAACCTCCAATGTTGCAGACTATGATATTCCTACAAACTATTCAAGTTATGTTGTTGTTGAAAATATCCAAGGCATAACAAACTTGGATATCACTACATTCCCAACATTAGATATTCACTGTGTGCCTAAACAATATATTGATAAACAAGGCACAGCATATTACAATTCCACAAAAATTGGTACAATTCGTGTTAATAACTTGAAGTACAATGGTGCAACCACAACAACATTAGGTTCATCACATACACATAGATTGAATGTTTTTGAAGCAAACACCACACCAATCATTGGTAATCTTGCTTCTTCTGGTAATGCATCTGCAAACGTTATCCTGCCGGCAGCATGGTGTACAACATTACAGGCAAACTCATATCAGGGAATGTATTTTCACATTACTGACGGTGCTGGCGCTGCTCTGGCACCAATTAGAATTGAGTCTTCTGGTTCAAATTTTATTAGATTAGATTCTGCTTTAACATTTACTCCATCAGCAAACGCATTCACGATTGAATCTGGTTTTTCTGGTGCGGAATCTCTAGTGGTTCGTTCTGGTGGTGCATTGCTTTGGGGCGGTGATATTAGTGCTGAATCGAGAGATTCTTCAGGTGATGCTTACATTACAGAAAAGAATAGAGATAGTTTATTGGTTGCAATTCCTTTTGAAGCTTTAAAAGAAGGAACAATTACAAACTTTGATTTCTTTGCAAATAAAGTATACTCAAACAAAGTGTCTGATGGTGGTGGTGTAATTACACTCTCTACTGTCGGCACAGATACCTTTGCTTTTGCTGGATCAGCCGGTACTATAGGTGATACTGCTATTTTAGAAAATATTGTTTGTTTGGTGCGATCTGACACATCCACAACAAATGCAGCATCAGGCATTGCCGCAAATACTATTCTATCATTAGCAAATAACTTATTTACAGTAACT